GGGGCTACTTTTTCTTTTACTACCAGCTGCAGGGATTTTCCCAGCGTTCCATCTGACGCGTCCTTTGTGGTGGTGTTACCAGCATCATCCGTGGCCCTGACCGTCACCGGATAATAATGCCCGGACTGGTTATAGCTGGATCTTACCGGGGCTGTTACCGTTGCCTCGTATTTTCCTGTCTCCCTGTTTAAGGTAAGGTTGTAAGTCTGGCCGTTGATAATGGCCTGTACTGTTTTTACACTCATAATCTTCTCCTTTTTATTTTCCTGTTTATTATAGACCTCTGTAAATTTTTTCACACGGAGCCCGGGTATAGTAAGATACATTTAACGAGGATATCATTCAAGTCTCTCCTTTCACAAGTTTTTTTATTTCTTCTATTTCTCTTTTCATGGTATTTATCTGTTCTTTCTGGCTCTTAATCATGGCAAACATTGCCGGTATCAAAATCCTTTCGCTCCAGTCATCTGTCAGCCCTTCTTCATTTTTAACCGCTGCAGTTGGAAGATATGTCTCTACATCTTCTGCGATCAACATTGGCATGACCTTGTTGAAACATGAAGAGTTTCGATTTACATAATCATTTTTATACTTCGCCCAAACTGGCTGTATCTGATACCATTTTTCAATATCCTCTTCTGACACATTACGACCAATGGTTTTGTACCGCTTGGATGACGAACTGCGATACACTCTGTTTCCATTGATGACAAGATTACTTCCCGTTCCAGTTCCTAATCCATGTATCTGAAATGGATTTCCTCCATCCCCAAAATCACCACCGCCGCCAGTCTGTCCTGATAAATATAAATCCAGTCCGTACATGATCTGAAGATCTCTTGCGTCTATTCTCTGGATTCCATCTTTATCTCGTATCTTTAAATTTCCATCATAACTTTCAATGAACCTTCCGTTCATCTGCCATCCAGTAAACTTTGCAATTCCATGAGCTACATTTATACCATTGTTAAAAACAGGCGTCTTGGAAAAAGTAGCATCACCGCTTACCAGCATTTTTGTTATGTTATTTAAAATTGCGCTTGCTATCGTTGCTTTTGCTGCGTCAAGATTCTTAAAATCTCCATCTACTCCTGTTTGGCTTGAATTAAATGACAAAATGTATTCATATACTGTATTAATATAAATTTCATCTGTATAACTACCTTCAACATATATTAATCCGTCTTTATTCAAAGTAATTCCCGTATAGGAATAGTTTTGCCCTTGCTGAGAATATTTGTAATAAAAAGTCAGTCCTGTATTGTCAAAACGACCAATTAAATTTCCTTTGTTGTCATAAATTTCCTGTCTTCCGTTTCCATTGTTTACACCCCCCAGCTTCATCAATCCGCCCCTGGCAGCTTCAAACGAAATATATATATGACCGTCCGGACCTTTATAAAATCCCTGCCATTTTCCGTTATCCGTAATGAGATCAAGTATGTCGTCTTTTGACAATGCAGCTATATCTATCAGAACAGGTATTGTCTGATAATCAATCAGATCCGTAAATCCTCCTGGATGATAAAAATTCACTCGGAAAAATATATAGTTTTTACTCACTGTATTCAGTTGAGTAAACCTCTGCCCGGATGTATCTGTGCTACTGCTGCTGACAGTTGTGTATGTTTTACCGTCTGAAGATGCCTGCAGCTGAAATCTTCCAACGTAATCATGTCTGTCTGCCGAATCTCCATCACGATAATATCCATGAACTGTAATTTCATCAGGAGTCAAAAGTCCATCCTGCCCACGTTTCAATGCCTGAAGCGATAATTCAATAAAATATGTTCTTCCGGGTTTTCCATCCTTGTTCTTTGCCACATTGAAACGTTTGGTTACATTAAAAATCCCCAGATAATTGGCTGTGATATCCACCCAGCCCGTATCGGCACTTAATCCAGTAACCGTATAGGTCCGGCGCGTGTTATCCCATCTCCCGGTTATGCCGCTGGATTTATTGGTGGAGTAAGAGCAGCTTGCCGATACGTCCTGCTGCCCATAAAACACCTGTACAGTAGTCTGCACGGTAGGGAATGATGCGATATTTCCCTGCCAGTCTGAGGGAATCCCCTGATATTCATTATCAAGCTGCATAACGATATTATGGGCTTTCCTTGCTTCTTCCAAAGCCTGGTTTGCCACTGTATCATCTGTATAGTGATTGAGCTTCCGCCAGTCAGATGATACATATACGCTACCCTTGTCTCTGGTTACCGTAGCCGTTAAAATATCTTCCCCGTTTGTCCATAAATCCCCGATATCATAAGGCGGCTGAGGTGTTGTAACAAATACTCTGCGCTTTCCATCAGCGGTATCCTGTGCTTCCATAGCCGCCTGCATTGCCTTTGTGATATCCGTATCCTGAAGCAATATCCAGCCCCAGATACCATTATCCTCCATGAAGCGGTAAGCATATCCTTTGGACTTCCAGAAAAAACGGTCTCCGATATGTTTCCTTCTTTCCTCCGTGGTAGTCCACTGAGATGCAGGATAATTTTGCATGGATGGCTCATAATCGTAATACCAGTCCTCCACCTGACCGTCTACCTGTGACTGCAGGATGGAAAGGTCTTTTGATACAGAATCCGCATAATCGGCAAGATTTTTGTCAGCATAATCTTTGACATCCTCTAAAGCCTGTCCGATTGGCCGGCCTCCAATCTGGATTATGTCTCCGGATATCACAACTCTGCCAGTATCCATGTCTACAGAAAATATAATTTCTTTTGTTTCTGCATCCCTTACTATAATCGCACCTGTATTGATATAATCCGCATCAATCCCATGTGCGTACAGGATCTTTGCAATGATATCTCCGTCTAAGACAAATCCATACAGATAATTTTTTCCCCCATCATTCGACACACCGATTGCTTCTGCCGTGATCTTGATTACTGTTTTGGATTCTTTCAGAGTTGGTTTGTCATGCAGATATGTAATTGTGCTCCCATCCGGCTGTTTTTCGTAAGTAGCATATAAGCCACCTCCGGCATTCAGGGAATCTCCCAGCTTTTTAATTGCCTCCTGCCGGTCTGTCCGTTCCTGCTCAATCAGTTCCTGAAGGTGTACATTGGTCTGAGTATCCTCACTTCCATACTTAGATGCATTCCTCAGACCGGATTCCGCACTGTTCTTCAAAGTTGTGATCCCAAAGAACACAAAATCAATATCCGTGATAAAGGTATTATAAGTATTCCCGCGCCAGTCCGTGATCTTTGCCAGATCCATAAATTCAGCCAATGGATACGTGATGTAATCTCCCGCAAATCTCCGGAAAGGCACTCCTGCTATCTTTTCATGGATCCATGCCACAAGGGTTTCCTCATTTCCAGAAACCAGAGGATTGCTGACGGTCAGCATATATCCTTCCGAACCGGCACGCACGGTTTCCTCAACCTCTGTTTCCTTTTCCCCTTCTGTTTTCTTCACCTTCCGGGTTGTCTGGATACCTGTAATTGTGATATCACTGGTGTCCATGGTCAGGCTCTTCCACTCTGTAAGGTTATGGCATTCCCTTGTAAAATCCAGGTCATAAGTCAGGATCTCAAGTTTTCCGCTCCGGTTAATGCGGGCATTTCCACAAGCAATCATGGCAAGATAGCCAATCACCTGCCGGAAGGTATAATCTCCGGAAGGCTTTGTCTGAATCTGAAAATCATCATGCAAAAAAGAAGTGGTAGCCATAAGGATGCTGCATCTTGAACAGGCATCCCGTAAGACAGCTCCTGCTGTTGCCGGAAACGAAAGATCTGTGGAATACGCCGCATTTGCCTTGTACATATCATCTGATGCATTTACCACAACTGTTGTTCCATAGCATTCCGGCGCTGTCACCGTAAAGGTTCCAAACTCAATCTTTTCTATTGTATTTAATAGCTCAAAAGTCAGATACAGCCTTATCCTGGCACCATAAAAATCATATTTTTCCAGATGGTCATCCTCATTCAGAAGCTCCATCTGGATATTACGGCAGATTGCCGCCCCAATGGGGACGGCGTTTGCGTCTGCCGAATCTACCACGCTATTATTGGTTATGGAAAAATCTTTCTCTTCCAGATGGAGAACCGTACCGTCAGAGAATGTAACCTCGGCATTTTCTTTAAAGTCTTGCCGCTGCATCATGATTTCTTTAAATTCACTGCTTACATGGATCATAATTTACTCTTCCCCGTCATATTAAAAGATAGCTCTTTCAGATACATCCCGTCATCCGATAAAGACCCGATGGAGATATTCCCGCTTTTGCCTACATAAAACGGATCATCCCTCCATGTCCCATGGTACAGGCTGAAATGATGCAGGGTAAAAGTGGCGCCTTTTGCAATGATACGAAGAATCTTCGTAGCCTCTTCAACCGGTATGTTGGATGCCTTATAACTGTACTGCTCTACAGTAAACATCGGGGTAAAATGCCCCTCGCCTGCCTGGGAACGGGTGCTGCCTTCTGTATATGTGGTTTCAAAGCTGTATCCCATATCTTTGTCTGGCTGCCAGATTACCGTCCCATTCATTTTGATCCTATCCTGAATCATATCCTGCCTCCTATGTCAGTAAAAACGGATTCCGTCCGTTCAGATCTCTTCTCAGTTTTGCTTCTTCAATAACCTCATCAAAAATAGTCCTGCGATTAAGCTGTGCCGTGAATCTGTACTGTCCGCCGCCGGTCACTGCTCCAGATTCCTCCCGGACAATCTTTCTCAGCAGACTTTCCGGAGCTTCGATGTTATTTCCGCTTTTCTGATCCCCAAGCACTGCCAGAAATTCAGAACGCGGCGGTATTACCGCACCGGATGCCAGATACGGAACATTTGGAACACGTGGGAAAGATGCATGGAATCCAATGATACGGCTTCCGGTTGCAGTAGGCACTTCCCATGGACCAAAGTTCATAGCCGCTTCAATTCCTGATATGGAATAATTGATATTGGAGATCCCGTAATTAATCGTACTGATCATGGAATTCATTTCGTTTTGTATTCTTCTTGTCATTCCAGCTATGGAATTGGCCACAGTCCTGCTGATGCGGCTCCACATCTGCTCTGTTTTGGCTGCTGCCTGCTGCCATCTTGACTGTACAATATTTACCGCGTTTCCCAGCTTCGGGTTGATCTGCTTTGAATTCATTTCTGCTATGATCTGTCCCACACGTCTTGCTATGGATTCCCATTTCTTAGTCATAATGTTGTACATAGACTGAGAATAGCTGCGGACCGTTTCGGTCATTTCTGCAAGCTTTTTCGCGGCAGTCTGCTTCATGTGGTCAAGATTTTTCTTTACCTCAGCAGAAGAACTTCCCCATTTTGTTACTGTCGTCTGGTCTACATCAGAAAAAGCCGTTTCCACTGCCCCTGCAACACCTGGAAGATTTTCTTCCGCTGCTTTCTTCATATCCTTGGATTCTTTATCCACAGCATCTCCTGCGGTTTTCATACTGCTAGTCACAGTCTGCTGTGCGCCTACGATATTGGTATCCACACTTGTTTTTACCGCCTGTGTTGCTTGTGGGAAATATACGCCAAGTTTATCAATAAATTCATCCGCCGGTACCCCTGCTGCTTCCAGCTGTCCCGAGATCATATCAAGAGCTTCCTGTGCTGTTGTTGCAGATGACAAAGTATCGTCCATGGACATCAGGATTCCCTGGTAAGTACCGCTGAATTCACCTCCGGTCATTGACAGCTCCCATAAAGCGTCTCTCATTCCACCCATGGCTTCTTTCATAGAAACACTGGACAGGTCAATTTCTCCCGCTGTCTTTGACATTCCAGCTCCCAGCTGTTCTGCTCTCTGTGCCAGAAGATCCACACTTTCTTTTGTTTTGGTAGTCCAATAATCGTTCTCCTGCAAAACAGCATTCACATTCTGAGTGGACAATCCCCATTCTGCGAACTTCTCCATAACCGTATTGGTCATTTCCTCCGCCGACATTCCAGCGTCTTCACAGGAATCTACAATTTTATTGATCTCATCTGCCTGCTCTGAGGATATCGTTCCAATATTCTGCATCTTCCCGGCAAGGTCGTTGATGGCAGCTCCCATTTCTGAAAGCTTTCCATTTCCGCCTTGAATTCCTTCCACCAGTCCAGCAATGCCGCGTGTCAGCTCTACGATCCCCCAGGTCGCACCGGCAATTAAACCCGCAGTTCCCACCAGTGGACCAAGAGAAGATGCAAGAGAAGAAAATCCGCCGCTTGCTCCTCCTGCTGCTTTCCCAAGATCTCCTAATAAGTCTCCGGCATCTTTGGTTCCGCTGCTAAACAGGCTTTTTAATTTTCCGGCAACAAGAGAAATACTCTCGCCACTGATCAGCTTCGTGCCAATTTGAGAAACCAGCTTTTTCACCAGTGTCCCTATTCCTGTGATATCTGCAATTTTCACTGCGATAAACGCCTTGCCAATAAATGCAGCGATCTTTCCGGCCGTACCGCTTTCTTCCAGACCGTCAAACAAATCGCCTATGGCATCTACGATCGCTGTGATCATGGACCACAAATGACTTCCCCAGTCAACCTGCTTAAGGAAGTTTCCTACTCCACGTCCTACTTCTTCCCAGTCAGTGTCTTCCAGAACATCTACGATAAACCCCGAAAGCTTTCCCAGAAACGCATTCAGGGATTGTCCTGCCTCTTCCCAGTTCAGGTTTTGAAATGCTGCATTTAGTCCAGAGGTTACGTTGTCCGCCATTGCATCCCAGTCAACCGTTTCTGCAAGCTTTTGCACCATTTCAAAGATGCCATTGATCCCATTGGTTAATGTCATCCCTGCTTCTGTAAAGCTGATTCTGGCAAACATTCCATTCAGTGCATCCCCCAGGGATTGTCCGAGTTCTTCCCATCCCGTAATTCCGGCACCGTTTTTCCTTGCCATATCTGTTACAAAGCCACTGAGCACATCCCAGGCGATCATGAAATAATTACCCATCAGATTGCCAAGCTCTGTCCATCCGATTTCTCCAATGGCCCCCCTGAGTCCTTCTGACAGCTTGCGGCCAATCTGTTTAAAATCAATTCCCCCAGGGCCGATCAGACGATTAAAGGTACGGATCAATGTGTCAATCCCTGCCCCTATCGTTCTTCCCATAAGGTCGAAATCCAGATACTTTACCAGACTGTTAAAGGTATCCGTAAACGCTCTGACAAACTTTGTGATCTTAGGCCCTACCTTTTTCCAGCTGATCACATCATAGATCCGCTTCATGCCTTTATTCAGCCCGTCTGCTACAAACTTCCCAAGGCCTTCCCAGTCTTCTTCCTGCAAAAGCTTTTTGATCTTATCTGCCAGGCCTTTAATGGAATTTTCAATAGGAACTGTCTCGAACATATCCCCCGGATTGATCCCTCCAACACTTCCCGGAGGCCGGTAATTTCCGTTTCCTCCCGTTTCCGGAAGATCGCCGCTGTCCGAAGATTCCCATCTCCGGATTTCATCCAGCCCGGAAAGATACCTGTCTTTTTCCTTTTCCGCCTTTTTCGTAGCGCCTGCCAGTTTATTGGTGGCGTCTGCAGCATCATTTGCAGCTTCCGCTGTCCCTGACAGGGATTCCCTGTAATCCTGCTGGACACCTACAGCCTTTACAAAACTGCTCTGGCCTGTCAGCGCTGCAAAAAACATCCCTACATAAGTCAGGGCGCGGGCAATTAAATTGATAAACGTGACCAGTATCGGCGCTGCTACAGAAAGAATCGGATCAAAAGCTGTTGCAATACTGTTCTTTAGTCTTGTCATGGCTGACATTAAAGCAGAAATGCTGGCATTGGTATGGTCTGAATACATGGCAAGATTCTGAAATCCCTCCCCTATTCCGGAGGTTACTGCCGATATCCCCCGAAACACAGCACTGAAAAGAACAGAAGTAGCAAGCATTTTTCCCATAGTCATACGTGTATTTTCTGTATGACGGTTCAGACCTGCTACAGCCCGGGCAGCATTTCCGCTTCCTTTGATCAAAGCCCCTGTGGCTCTGGTAATAATGCCGGTTAATCTGGAAATACGGCTTGTTGCACTGTTCAGGGTATCCGAAAAGCTCTTTGTCTTTTTCTTTGCTCCTGTAACCGCATCCTCGTACTTTTTCAGCTTTCTTTCCAGTTCCGAGAGTTTCTTTATATTCTGGTCATATTCCTGATATCCCAGCCCGGTCCCTGCTGCTTCCAGTTCCTTTTGCCGCTTTTTCAGTCTGGAGATCTCATCATTCAGCTCCACAATTTTCTTTCGGGAAATCTTTGCGCTTTCTCCAAGCTTTTTCAGGTTCTCTTCTTTAGCCGCCTGATCAGGTGTCTTTGCAAGCTCTTTGGCGTAGGCTTTCGCCTCTTCTTTTAAAAGCGCAAGCTTGCGATATACCTCATCAAATTCTTTACTGCCTAACCCTTTTCCTGCGCTGGCCAGTCTTGCAAGTTCCAGCTCTGCATCACGAATCTGCCCGGCAAAAGATTCCTGGTCAAACGGATTGATACTGGAATCCAGATTCAGCCTTTCCTGATACTCTTTTGCCTCCTGGTTCAGGATTTTCAGCTTTGTATAAGCATCATCGTAATCAGAATCACCAAACCACTGTCCTGCTGCTTCCATTTGCTTTAGGGCATCCTCTGTTTTTGTGATTTCCAAATACAGTTCATTGACACTGGTTTCCGCTTCTTCTGCCCCTATTCCAATCGCTTCCATTGCCTCTCTGGAATATCCCATAAAACGCGGATCCGCTTTTTCCGGTCCATACAGGGGCCCGTCATACTCATCCTGGGAAGTGTCTTCCATTCTGGTAATCGTGATCTTCTTGTCCCGGATCCCGTCCAGTTCCTTTTTGGCTTTTCCAGCCTCTTTCGCCGCTTCTTTTGCTGACTTCGCAGTCTCCCTGGCTTCTTTTTGAGCACTTTTGGCCTTATGTTCTGCCTCGTCTGTACTGGCTGCCGCCTCAGAAGATGAGGAAGCAAGCTGTCTCATTACAGATTCCAGATTTTTTTCAATATCCAGTATAGATTTCGCGGCACGTTTGGCCGATTGCTGAAGTTTTCTGCAGTCTGTCTCAAAGCCCTCCAGATCCACTCCTGTTTCGATCAGAAGCGTTCCATCTGCTTTTACTGACATGTTTTCTCACCTCCCTATTCCAGAAGCGCTTTCAGCCGCTTCTGTTCTTCTTCCTCTGCCTTTGTATACTTCTTTTTCAGATCACACAGCTCTTTATTCTCCCGGTAAAATTCCCGTTCCCACTTTTCCAGCTTCTTTTTCTGGGTACGTTTTTTACGAAGAGAAACCACCTGAGAAAACAAACTCTCCCCGATCTCCATATAGGCTCCCATAAAGGTCCACCAATGAAGATAAGGAAGAGCTCTGATCTCTTTCCCGAGCACACGGTTTACCGATGGAATGATAATGGGAGCATCCTGCTCCCAATCCATCAGCCGCGGTTTCGGCCCGTTTTTTTCTTTTGTGCCCATGTCAATAAACGCAATGGCCTGCTGGGCTGCTTCCAGCCATAACTCCTGCGGCATCCTCTGAAAATCCTCATACAGGATATCCAGACAGATCCACCATTTTTCATCCTCTTCATACTCCGGATCATTAAAGAAATTTAAAATATCCAGAACTGCCCGGAAATCAGAACGGATCTTCCACTCCTGTTCCCCTACCCGAAGCTGCTGAGGAAGCTCCCAGGCATTCATTATTTATGATATCTGGCAGTTGCTTTCCGGACTTTTGCCATTTTCTTTTCAATACGCTCATTTGTAATCTGTTCAATAATAGAGGAGATTCCATCCAGAACGCTCTCAAAGAAAAACTCTCCTCCCGAGACAATGGTTAATGGGCCGCATTTCTGAAACAGCGCTTCTGATACCTTATATCCAAACAGATAATCAAACTGCTCTTTCACATGATCGGAATACTCCATGATCTCCCTCTCAGAGCTTTCCTCTGAAAACTCTGTGCTGTTAAAGAATTCCACTACATCTCCATAACGTTTCAGGATGTCGGAATCCGTTGGGATGAATGTCATCTTGCCAAGACATTCCCCATCAGTATCCTCAATGGGGACTACAATCTTTCCTGTATCTACCTTTAATTTCAATGTGTTCTGAAATTTTTCCTGTTCCATATTTATTTTTCACCTCTTTCTTATGCCATTGCAGCTGCCTCATCCGGGGTAAAATTTTTAGTTTTGGGAACATATTTTCCTTTTACACGTTCACCTACATAATTTACCGTAAACGGAATCTGATATCCGGAGGTATCTCCACCATAAGAAGTTGGAATTACATAACATTCCTGTTTCCACGCTGTGTATCCGGCAGTTTCGTCCCCTTCCCACATATGGACTTCAAGAGCGCTTGTTTTACAGCTATCGTCTTTATAGCGGTGATCAATAATCTCCTGAAGCTTTGTGGACAGCACACTGTCTGTTCTTGCATAATACGGATCTGCTTCCGAAGAAGCTTCATACCCATTATGCTTAAAGGTTGTCTGTCCAAGAATGTTCTGGACGCTTTCTGTATCTGGATTCAGATCCACACTGTACTCTTCCAGATCATTTCCGAGGATTTCCCAGCCCTCTGCATCTCCGTGGCAAAGGGAACCGGAATCAATCATATGGGCCATATATTTTCGGTCAATCTTACCTTCTACTTTTTCAGCAAATAACTGAAGATTTAATTTTTTCATGTCTTTTCCTCTTCTCTTTCTTTATAACATCATTTCCGTGTAATCAAAGTACAGGATCCTCCCCTGTACCATATACCGTGCCAGACCAGCCTGCGCATTGATCCCGGCAAAATTCGGCATATTCTGCAAAAGTTCTATGGTTTCTATCTCACAGCCAGCTCCAAAATCCGGATAATTTTTCCGGTTATTCTGCTCTTCCAGCCAGTCCATAAATCCCTGTACAAAATTCATGCATTCCAGATTTAAGTCATCCGAAGAAGTAGAATACTCTTTTACCACCTCAACGGTAAACCCATATGCCTTGCGTGTTTTCCCGCTGATAAAGCGTTTTACTTCCTTTTCCGCATAATTGGTAATCAGCCCGAAACTGTCTGCAGATTCAGGGGAATAATTAAAATGAAGCACGTCTCTGGTCAGCTCCTGTATTTTAGGCTCAAAATACGCCTTTACTGCATCATGCTTTGTCATCTTCCCAGTCCTTTCAAAAAATCATCAAATTCCTTTACCAGGTCTTCTCTCCGTGCGGTCATCATTGCCGTATCCCAGTGCGAAGTTGCAAGAGGATGCCGGAATTTACTGTATTCCAGCTTTTTGTCTGAAGGTATCTTTGCAACCTCCGGGCGGGACCAGAACAGCCCCTCCCCATTGGTGAAAGCCCCTTTTTTTGTTTTGGGATCCACATACAGAACCCCTTCCCACTGATAATGGGCGTACGGGCTCATGTAATGGATCCGCCCCCGGTTCCCCTCCGTTCCAATCCGCACATTCTCCGAAAGTGCCATCTGATCCGCCGGAACATAGGGCTGCATAAAACGTTCGGCTGCACTGGCAAGAAAGAAAAGCCCCTTTCTTCCACCGGTCTTTTCCGTTCCCGTTTCCAAAAGAGACTTTTTCCACTCAAAAACAATCTTAGCCATTTCCTATCCTCCTAACCGGTAATGCCTGGACACCGGAAAGGATGTATTATCTGCAAAAGCAGTGATCTGAAATGCATCCGGTCTGTGTCGATTTAATACCTGTGCCATTGTGTGACCCGTTTCACCGGTGATCTCCTCTTTGCATTCTCCCAGAACCACAAGATCTCCCTGGGAAAACGTAAACCTTCCCGCTTGCTGCTTTGCAAATCCTGCATAAGGCAGATACTTGGCATCTTCCGGAATCCGCACAACATATACGTTCTGAGAACTGACGCCCGTATCCCGGAATCCTGTTTTGATCTGGCTTTTCCAGAAACAGTTATGAATCACGGTTCTGATCCATCGTTCTTTTCGGTCCGGTGTATCAGCAGCACGAATCCGGTTGTAAAGTGTAATGGTAAATATGTAATTCTGATTCATTACCTCACCCCCGCGTACATAAGACCTGTAAAAGACAGATATCGGTATATAATCTCTCCAATTTTCCTTGCCTTTCCTTCTTCTGTATAGACTGACCGGGACAGATCAAAAGTACCGGATTCTCCATCATTATTATACGATTCTAAAAGACCTGCTCCCCCCTGCTGCCGTGCCCGCTCTGCTATTTCATCTGCCTTATAAAGAAGTTCCGCAATCTCGCAAATACACTGTTTTACCGGTTCAGTAATAAGAACTGGTTCTCTGCGCAAGCGTCCAAATGTTTTTTTATCCACTTCTCTTTCTGCCTGAGATTCCCAATATTCCCAAAAATCTTCTTTTATGACCGGGGAATCTGAATAATTCTCATAATACATATATGGCACATATAACATGGTTCCTCACACTCCTGCTAATTACGCTCCTGTTTTCATAATTGCAAACGGACATCTCTTGTTTTTGTCCTTCTGCAGAGCGTTGATCGGATTCGGGATCTCCCATCCAAGGCGCATAACCGCACGAAGGGCTACCATATCATTCTGCATCAGATTGTATGCAATGCTTCCATCTGTATTCTGAACAACGCCCTCTGTAAACAGTTTAAAAGTAATATCCTGACGGATTGCATACACAAGCTGGGAGAAGTCTCCGGAAATCATAAGCGCCTTTGATTTATCAAAAGCTCCATTGTTCGGAAAGTTCATAGGAGAACCGTCCAGATAATAATTCGTTCCACTCTGCATGTCGCTCTTAAAAATCGGCTGTCCGGTAGTATCTTTTAAACCTCTGAGTTTTGCTCTCATAGAAATGTCTGCCATGTGTCCATTTACAAAAAATCCAGAGGCCTCTACCTTGCTGATCACCCCTTCCTCTCCCATGATCTTGTCATAAATACTGTCTTCTGCTCCCAGAGTAACAACCGCATTGGCTTTTGTTGCTGTGGCTACTACATCGTCTCTCCAAGTGGAAGGCTTGTCCGCCCCAAACAAAATTGCTCCGTCAATCTTCTGGCCAAACGCTTCCACAATTCTCGGTTTTACCTCTCCCCAGATATCATAATCAGAATCATCCAGCACAGCCTCCGGAACCGGAACAATCACCGCGATTTCCTCTGCAGTAATAAACTTTTTATCCCATGCCTGCTTTGTAGTCTGCTTCTGACCGGTATCTCCATTTACAAAGTAAGCGATAGGCAGCATATCAAGAACAGGCATTTTGTACTGTTTTGATGTCATATTTGCCAGTTTTTTTCCTCTGGTAAGTACTGCTGACTGGGAAACCACTCCCTGAATAATCTCATTAGATTCCTGTACCGGAATCAGAGATTCAGCTCCAGTACGGTCAATAAGCTGCGCATCATTATCAAACAACCTTAAATTCATTCTGTTTTTATTCATCTTCTTACCTCCATTATCTTCTTGCCGCCTGGCGGATTGCATCATTGATGGAAGAATTCAGGCTTCCCCCTGCTCCTTTTCCTTCAGAACCAGATGAAGTATCAATGCGGTATGTCCCAGCTCCTGCATATTTTGGATTGTCCTTCAGGAACTTTTCCGCAGCCTTTTTAAAATCAGTCTTATCATCCACCAGCTTTGTGACCTTGAACATGACATAGTCCAGATCTTCCGATTTTACGCCTTTGGACGTCAGAACCTTTTCGTTGTTCATCTGCTCAACCTGCTGTTTATAGGTATCTCTCTCTTTTTCAATTTCCGACACATTCGGCTTATTCTTTTCTTTGTTGGCCTTATAATCCGCAATAGCCTGCTGTACTTCTGTATCGCTCATCCCCTGCTGCTGAAAGAACGATTTAAGTGCCGCCTGCTCCGCACGCTGGGCCCTTGCCGTTGCAATTTCCTCCGCCTGCTGATATGTATACGTTGCTCCGGCATTTCCCTGGCTGCCGTTGCCATTATCTCCGGAGTTTGTCTGGCCTCCGTTGCCACCCTCCCCGCTTTCATCAAATAAATGCAGGTTCATCACATTTTTTAACATAAAATAACCTCCGCTTTCAGTACGTGAACTTTCCGAGCTTTTTATGCCTTCACGTTTTGGGCATAATAAAACCGCCTGTAATCCCAGACGGTTTAAATAAATTTTATGCAGTTATATTCCCTGTTGATATCCAACAGAGCCAGATACCAGGAATCTACTAACAACTTACCTTTATCCGTAAGCTTCTGCCACGCAATTACAGTCATGCCACTGCCTGTCTCCTGTCGGATATTTTCCATAGCAAGATCACTCAGTGAATTAATCAAACTGCAGGTCAGTGCGGAAATAGCAGCACAAACAATATCCTGACCATTTACACTGCATTCTGCATGACCATACATTTCAATTCCGTTTTTATGAACTCTTACATGAATCATCTGCACACCTCCTAAAATGAGTACAAAAATACCACCGGCCATTTCTGACGGTGGTATCAGATCTTTCACATATCAATCTCTATGATTCGGATATTTTAGACAAGATTCATATTACATACCTTCCACATTCTCAAGCTGATCAACAATATCCTCTAATGCTTTTCCATCAAAAAAAGGAGCCTGCATCACTTCATCTATGCTATGGGCTTCTATAAATTTATCCCCATACCACATATCAAAATGTTTAGCGTTGAATGGATCAACACCACACGCTTTTCCATTGTAATCAAACAGGACCTCTGTACACAGACTCTCAATTCTATTTCGTAGTTCTTTTGCTGTCATAGTATATCCAGATTCTCCTTTCTTTCATTTTCTGTCAATTCTCGGGCCGGACGATCAATTAATTTATCATCTTTATACACATAATCATGTGCATGTTCCCCTTTATTACCATACGGATGCCGTTTAGCGTTTCCGTGGTCATTATTACTGATCTGCTTATATTGTCTTCCGTTTTCATCATAATAGTTTCTCTCAATTCCGCCTTTCTTTCCAGTTAATTGAGTAACACTATTAGGATTTCCAGTTAAGGTAACTCTCTTAACTTCGATTATATCCTTACCAGCTGCATTTTTCAATATTGGGGATTCCATTTTTTTAAGTTCTGTTTTGGTCGGTGTAAACTTCCCTCTCAACCCATCCTGATATACTCTCTTCATCTGCTCCGGAAGCCCCATAGCTTTGGAAAACTCACTATATTTCTGCAGCTGCCCCTGATATTTTGCTTTTTTCAGTATGATCTCCTGCTCAGGAGCTTCTCCCGATTTCAGAAGTTTGATCTCCTGCCGGGTTTTCCGCATACAGCGTTCCATATACCTCTGCTTCTGTAAGGCTTCATAGGTTGTGTACTTCTTTTCTCCATAGCTTTTGGGCGTATTTTCCTCTCTCATCATTTGTTCCAGCTGCTCATCCGTATAGGTCCGTATGGATCCAGGAGGAAAAGCCTGATAGTCATGATAACAGTTTATTCCATGCAGTCCGTCTATGTCTCCCAGTCCACAAATATCTCTCAGCTGCTCCATAGTCCATACACGCCCCTGCCACTTTTGATGATCCGGTCTGGCACCTACATGTGCAGATACCTCATATCTGTCTGTTTCCAGTTCCTGTGCCACCTGTTCATTAATTTTCCCCTGGATTTGCCCGAACCCGGTAAGGATTGCTCTCCTGGCTGCTACATCCACTCTGTTCCTGTTTCCAGAATCATAATCAATCCAGCGGATCCCCGAGGTGGTCATGCGGCTTACTGTGCGGTTCAGAATCGTGTTAAAATCAAAACCTCCCGACAACAAGTCCCACATGGCCGCATCTAAAGTGTCCTGGTAAAACTTCATCAGTGGAGAGTATGTGATCTTTCCACTGACCGGATCTTTTATAGCAAATCCCATACTATTTGTCATATTACGGAATGTATCTCCCGTCTGCTGCCGGATACCACCGATCAGCTCCTGCAGTTGGGTATTTTGTTCAAAAGGAATCTGTTCCCTTCCAAACAGCTTATAAGAACGGGCATGACCGTAATATTCCTCGTACACTGTATCAGAAAATATTTTATCCAGGCTTACGTCTATATCTCCCAGTGCCTGGCGAATCATCTTCTGTATGTTCTGATCAGATTCTCCCAGCTGCTGCAGCCTTGTAATCTGCCAGTCGGAAGAAGCGGAAGAAAATCCATTTTTACGAATCCTCTCAACAATGTCTGTCATGATCCGAGTTTCCAGTTCTGAGATCTGTTTGACCACTTCCTGAGGAATTTGTTCTAATTCCCCTTGGGATCTCATTCAATCACCTCCGCCGGATTTTGCACTTTCTTGGCTGCTTGTTCCTCTGTTTCCCCATACCATTTTGCCCTGTATTCCACCAATGACATAGCCCCCATGCTTACATCCTGTCTGTCTGTATTTCTCTCTGATTCTTTGTCTTCAATAATAGAATCATCAAAGTCCACAGTGATCTCTGTATTCTCATTAAGGGGATAATTTAAAATTCTGCCTAACCGGATAATAATTTTGATAAGCCGCCGTATCGCATCCTCCAATATAATCTCATGTTTTTTTAACATTCGATACATATCTGAGTTTTCCGAAATTACTTCTGTTGCAGTCTTCGCCTGTCCACTGTCAAAACGATATCTTTCTGTACCAAATCCACACTTCAGCGACAAATAATTCAGATCATCATTAATTGCTTTGCTGTGGCTCTCTGTCCGAATCTGCATATCCACTTCATGAATCAGCCCCTCTTTCTCCTTGTCGTAATCATCCGGCATTTTGTAAAACACCGTATCTTCCGGATCAAATGCCATAGATCCATCTATGTTTTTCATCATTTCCGGAGCAACAAAGATACGTTTCTTTCCAAGTTCAAATTCATTGCAGTAAGAATCAAATTCAACATCCAGCTTTTTCAATGTATCTATTGCATTGGCAAAGATCGCTATACCCATAGGATTACTCTCATCTGCATCCGCATTATTTACAATATTCAGCCTGTCTATTACAAACTGTGGATCCGGACTTCCTGTTTCTATCCTTGCAGTCAGGTTTCTAAATGGACGTAGTTGCTTCCACTCTTCACGCTTCAGTTCCTTCCCTTCCCTACTGCCCGTGATCGCCTCCAAAACTGTATTTTCAATCACATACAGCCCATTTTCCAGTTTATGATACTGTACCTGTATATACTTTTTCCGATTTACTGTATGCGGAAACGTAAAGATACACTCCGTAACCTTTCCTCTTTGCCAGCTTACCGGATAGATATTACCTGCACTCACATAGTTAATGCCAATCTTTCCGGAAGTGACCGCTCCATCCGCTTCAATCTCTGCATCATACAGATAAGGTATATAAGCAACCGTACCTGTATAAGCCTTGCGCTCCTGATAATCATTTCCAAACACCAGAAACTGGTTTTCATCCAAGACTTCCTGCACAAAAGCTCCTGTTGCATCATCGGAAAAAACAAATTTTACCCGCTCATTTAACAGCAGATCTGCAATGTCCTCACATACTTTCTTTGCCATACCCATTGTTTTTCTTTTTCGTTTTGTATAACTTCCCTGTCCGGTGTATACCCGATAAAAAGAAAAATTACGGACATTTCCGTTATACCAGCTTTTCCATTCTTCAATTTTCCGGTAAAAAGTCGCATCCAGAGTATCGATTCCCTTCCTGCGAAAATAACTAAAAATATCCATCTTCTTTCATCTCCATCTTTGATATATCCACTTCATAATGTTCTTCTTCGATATCTGCCGGCAACCAACGTTTTACATACTTCCACGCCCCCATGACAGCATAACGGGTTGCGTCACATCCGTGATCCTCTTCTTTAACCGGAATCTCCTTGCCTTTCTCAATAGATTTTTTATCATACTGATACAGCCCCATTTCACGGATCAGGTTTTCTTGCGCCGGCGCAATACTCATGATTCCAAAAGTCAGCACTTTCTGAACTCTGCTGATGCCAAGCGCCACATCATTTTCCGCATCACGAACCAGTACCGAATAATCCAGGGCTGTGCTATGTACAGACCTTCTTATCTCTTCCTGCAAGCCCTTTGCTGAAGGATCCAGATAAATATAAAAAACTCTTGTTCCATGCTGTTCATGAACTTCTTCCATTAGTTCTATAAGATTCTGAGCATATTCTGACGGACTTCTCTGCTTTCCGGTATCTCTTCCACTGTGATAAAATTCGTTCAACCCCTGCAATTTATGTCGGTAAGTATCAAGACCAAAAGCCTGATAGGTTGTTGCATTTTGCTGTCCATAGTCACCGCCAATATATACTCTTTCGTATACACGCTCTGGGTCAGGCGCCTGTCTGTGACGCTCTGAAAACATATAATAAATCAATTCATCTACTCCAACTGGTTCTCCCAGCCAGGTCCAGCGGTACATTTTAGGATCTGCTGCTTTCATTGCTTCTGCGGAATCTATCAGATCCTGTCCCAGCCACTCCACAGGTACATCCCTGTAATCTGTATGTATGTGGATGCAATCCGGGCGCTTTTCCATTTTCTTACACCAGACATTTACCGGAGCATTGGGATTCTTCGGAGGATTATACAGATAGATCATTTGAAATCCGGTACTGTTTCCACGGACGAAAGTAGCTTCAATATTTGCCAGTTCATCTTCCCCTTCGCCATCATCGAAAAACTCTGTCAGCTCATCAATCACAACAAGCTTAATCGGCTTATCCTCATCAATAATACCTTTGGTATCATCAATACCATCTGATCCTGAAAAATAAATTGTAGTATTATATTTTTTATATGTGATCTCCATCGGGCTTCTGGTGATATAAAAACGATTCTTCGGAATTCCCAGCCGGTTAATACCTCTCAGCATTTCCTTATATACCGTTTTTCTCAACTTATTGTGATGCTTGCGTAATACCACAGCAGAAGCAAATGGATCTGATACAATCTGATAGTCTGTACGGATTGCAGCACAGCTCGACTTTGTACCTGCTCTTCCGGAAGTCATGATGATATGCTTGTACCTGGAATCAAATACTTCCTGATATTTCGGAATTACTATCTCCGATAGTTTCACTTCTTTTCTGCAGATCATTGATGATCACCACCCCGTCCTCATCTCCACTCTGATTCACTGTTGAAATACGTTCTGTTTGCGCTCTGATATGTTCAATCCGGCAGCGCTGCTCTTCAGAAGCGCTCTCCCAGTCTTTATGCAGCATCTCGTCATATTGCTTGATCAAAGCTCTTAATTCTCCCTGGGCGCGTGCCTGGGCTTTCAGGAACTCATTCTGTTTATCCCATGCCTGCTGTACCTCCCAGCGTTCCCCTATGACGTTACCGTCTTTCTCTTCCACCTTCTCGACAGTCTTGTCTGCCTGATCTCTCACATAGGCAATTTTCTGTGCCCGGATAATAGCAGCGTAGGCAATCTGTATCTGGTGCCAGAGAAGGTCCAGTGGATCCGCCTGGTCAATGGCAGAAAAAATCTCCCGGGTCTCATCCGGGAGATACTTGCTAAAGAAACCATATTTTTCAGCATTCTTATTTCCAGGCGGTCCCGTAGCATTTTTATTCCCTGGCTGACCACCTCTTTTTCTTTTGCGAACGCTCGTTATTTTATCCGAACGTTCGCTATCCCATTTATGGGTACATTTCCACCTGCGAACCGTTCCCTCTGGAAGATTTAGTTGACTTGCAATCTCAACCAATTTCATTCCTTCTAAGTACATAGCCTTCGCCTGTTCAATTCTTTCATCTGGCGCTCTGGCCATGTTTCATCACCTTGATTCGTCGTTTTGTTATTTATATTAATACAGTCCTGCCAGCCCCATACACGACATCCGATTGATGCCGTCAGAAAGGAGGTATTTACGGCTAAAACGAGTAAAGAAACCAATGAGTAAATACTGCTGGGGCTGTGCACGCTGTACGATAATAAGCAATTAAAAAGACACCTGACTGCTGCCAGATGCCTTTAATCTAATTTACAACAATATCATTGTATCATGGAATGTCGGTTAATTTGTGGTCCAATTTTAATAAATTTAAAATTGCATAGAATCTCTTTCTGGTCCCGTAGAAATCTCTCCTGCACATAGGTATTCTTCCTTGTTCATCATCATACTCTATAAATTCATAAGAAAGTCCCAAGGTGACTGATTTTAATATATATTTCCATATCTCAGGATTTGCTCTTATGGCAGCTTCTATCATGGCGCAATCTTTTTTGTATATACTATTCTCTATCGCCTGCTCCTCAACCTGACTTTTTGTATTATGCGATTTTGGCTGCCCATCATACCTCACAGCTGATATTCCATATTTTATCTTGCTTTTCTTTTCGTCATATTGCAGGCAAAAGGCTTTAAGTTCTTTGTAACGGTTCTTAGATATCCCATAATCATCCCAGGTCATATCTCTTAATCTTTTCTCCAACACTCTCACCTCCTACCACGGTTTCAGCGTCGCACCCTTTAACATCTCGTGAAACTTCGGCCAGTCCGGACAGAACTTGAGTCCGCTCATACTCTCCAGAAGAATATTGTGCTTATGTAATTCCACTACACGGTATTTGTACTTGCGTAGTGTCTCCTGTTGTCGATTCTCTCCTGTGAAATGGATAAGCGTGACAATTTGCCCACGCTTGATTCCATGCAGCTCCTCCAGGTATTTCTGGTATTCCTCCTGCCGTACTCCATTAATCGCCTTGCCTGCTGTAGGGTCGGCATATCCCTCATTATTTTTGTGCATGTTGTACCTCCTGTGTTTCTTCCTTCTGGCTTTCCTCGGCTTCCTGACACCTCTGGCAATCGTCTCCTGCTGCCCCAAAGCAACCGTTACAGTCTTTATTCATGGTTTATCCTCCTCTGGTTTGTATGGATCTGGAAGCGGCTGATATGCTAAAATCTTCCCATCA